TCATCAATCTCCTTCATTTTCTTTTGAAGGTCAATTAACTTATCGGTCATGTCGGCAACATTTTTAATGCCTTGTAGTGCAACTTCATATGCTCTTGGATGGTCACTTTGTTGAGCAACATCCATAATTCCATTAATTGCTTCCTGACCCTTTTCAATTAAATTATATAATTGTCCTCTACTATATTCATAATCATTTTGCAAATCTTTTTTTGGTTCTGTAGATTTTACAATTTCAACCGAAGTTTCTTCTACTTCAGTTGGGACAATATTAAATGTTTCATCTAATTTATCAAAAGTTGACATACATTACCTCACATTGCAGTCCAAGTTTCATTGAACCCAAAATCATCATCTGGTTCAACAAATGCATCATCCAAGGAATTAACAATAGAAAACTTATGTCCAGAGCCTGTTCCTTGAGCTGTCAAATCAACAGCATAACCATTGGAAGCATGTGCTTTAGATATTGCAACTCTAAAATTATTAGAATCAATTCTAATAATGTAATATTCATTAAGAGAAGTTAATCCTCCAATTGCTGTTGAGGTTTCTCCAACTCTATAAGTAACTAAATCACCAGTAACAAATCCATGGTTATTTAATGTAATAGTATTGCTGTCTACGTTAACGTTAGCCGGTGGAATGTCTGTGCCGTCTGCAGTGTAATCTTGCAGTGCCTTCGGAGTAGCACTATATTTGATATATCTGTTACCTCTAATTGCACTTCCAATTTCAACATTAACTTTTTTAATAATCTCTGGTGAAGTTACAGGTCCATAGATATAAGATTTTGCTGTAAAACTTAATGTATGGATTAGGGTTCTCCTGACAGTAAAATCTCCTTCATAATCATCTTGAATATTGATACCACCAAGAACAATGGGAATATCTTTATATTCATCAGTCTCATTCAACATATTAATAGTAATGGAAAAATGAGGTTGGAAGAATGGAAGAATTTGTTCTAATATCTGAACTGCATCGTCATTGTTCTTACTGATAATACTTAATTCAAAATCTAAATTATATGGTACTGGTAAATAATGAGAATATATTCTTTCAGCATCTGAAGGTTTTGGCGACTTACAAATTTGTACTGGACTTAATTTCCTTGTTGCATCATATGAAATATTTTTAAGTTCGAAAGAAATTCTTGGCAATTGAATTTGAGTGGCACGTCTTTTATCTAAATCTGGTTCTGCTTCAATTCTTGCAAGAAATTTTTCTACTGGTCCATATGCAAGAGGAACTTTTACGGTTTGAACTACAGCACCATCTTTGCTCTTCCTTTGCATTTCAATATTATTGAATAATGTTCCAAATCCTATAATTGTTCTTCTTATAGATTCGTTATAAAAGTGTTTACCTAACATTAGAATACTCCCATATTTGTATATTCACCAAATGGATTTTTTTCGGTCCAATCAACAATCTTGTCAGCTTGTTCCTCAAACCATTTATTTTCGTTGAAATCATCATTTTGATTTTCAATTGAACTAAATGTGTTATTCATCCACTCTGCGTTACTAGTTTGTCCTACTAGAGGTTCATTATCTACAAATGTTCCTACTATATCTATAAGTTCTAACTCTTTATTTGTAACGTCATACCTTGCAACTTTTCCGGCTGCTCCACTAACTGCACCATAAACAGTCTCACCCATCTCGTATGTTCCGCCTTCCGACAGAACCGCTGTTCCAGATGCATTACTTCCAGTTCCAACAAATCCAATAGAAGGAACAGCGGTATAATTTTCACCTGGAGTATCTACTACCGCTCCAGTAATAACTCCATTAGAGATTGTTGGTGTTGCTGTAGCTGCAATAGCACCACCAACGGACTGGAATGTAATCTTAGTTCCTGCTCCGTACCCAGTTCCTCCATTAACAATATCAATCCTCTTTACCCCACTGGTAATACTGAAAGTTATGGAATTTCCAATATCTCTTCTGAGTTTATCAATTTCATCTATACCAGTCTCCAATCTTTCATCGGAGTACTCCATTACCTCACAAACTAATTGATAAGTCTGTATTTGATTTAATTGTCTAAATGGTTTTTGATGCTCTACAAATTTAATTTGAAATAACTGATTTGTTAAAGGAAAATAGATAGCATCCCCCTCATTAGGTCTTTCGGAAGTAATCAAATTAGCCGACGATGATATTAGGTCTTCCCATCTCCTTTTTGAGATAATAAAAGTTATTTCTTCTGCAATTCTTACTCCAAATTTACTTAGAAGAGTTCCATCTCCTTCTGGTCCTTCATAGTTGGAGATGTACATCTCGATAAGATAATTTTCATCAAATTTAGCTAATGGGTCTTCTCCAAATAACCTATCTTCTGCAATTATTTCCCTCGGTAAATAATAAACGTCGTGACCGTATATTTGCAAGGACTCGATAATTAAATCTTCATAAAGTCTTTGCTCTGTTATTGTGCCGTGAGAGAAATAAACATTTTTCATATTATCCTACCATATCAAGAGGAGGAAGTTCATACTTACTCAACATCTCACCTTCTAGTTCCTTTAATTCATTTACAGCATCATCATAAATTTGTCTTCCATTAAATTCCACTCCACCCGGCATTTTAATACCAGTAAATTTCATTAAATTTTGACCCCATTGTTTTTTAATTAGGGATGTAAGATATTTTTTGACAAAAATTTCATTGTAAAATTTAGTGAATGAATTTGGGTCTAATGCTCGATAACAATCGATTACAATAAAATCGCCCACATTTTGCATTCCCCAGTCGAGGTCAACATAAAGTCTGTTTTGAACTTTATTATATCTAATATCTTTATTTCCTTCCAACATAAAGTCAAGAGTCTCAAGATATGACAATACCATATAATAATTCATAATGTCATATGAATAAAAATTGTAAAAATCATTTAGAAAAAATTGATATCTAAAACCGAACATATTATTGACAAATGCATTCGATACCTTGAAGATACCTTGAACGCCAATAATATGGTCTGGTACAGTTAAATATCCTCTTCCTTCTTCAAAATTTAAAGTTCTTGACCCATCGGATTCATTTGTATCTGTTTGAGCAGTTGTAGTTACTCGTTGCTTTCCATTATCAAGGTCTTCTTGAGTAAGTTTGTACTTTAAATACATTCTTTCCATACCACCATATGCTCTTTCACTAAAGAGTTGAATGGTGTCATCAATCAAATCCTCAACCTGGTCATCGTCAACGTTGACCTCTACTACTGGCTTACCTAATTTGCGTAAGCAGTATTCTTTAAGTTGTGACCTGCTGCTTGGTTTTGCCATTATTTTGTCTTGCTGGTGGAGTATCATCAAAAGTTCCACCATCGTTAATCTTTTCGGTGGAACTTTGTAATTGTTGAATGGTGGAGTTCAAAAACATAATTTTAGCTTCAAGCATAATATTTTGTTGGGTCAATTGATTAATTTTGTTACTCATGACTTGCATGAGATTATTTACTTCATCAGGATTCATAATTACCTCAAAATTTTAATTATTTATCAGTAGGTGCCACCATCAATTGTAGTTGTCCAGACAGGAACTCCAGAACCATTTACTGTTAGAATTTGGTTGGATGTAGTTTCATCCGAAGTACCAGCAGCAACAGTTGTGGTTAATCTCTTGTAAGTGTCATAGAAGGCGATACCATTGGTAATACCATCATTAATTTTAACCGTCTTAAAGTATGCACTACCAACAGTTCCAGTAAATACATTATTTGTATTTGTCGAATCTGGAATGTAAGTAAAGTAGTATGTAGTTACATCTTCAACTGCACCCGACTCATCGTATCCAAAGAATCCAGTTTTTAAACCACCATTGTAGTACTTAAACTGAACACCACGGTCCATGTTGTCGTCAGCACCTTGGCTGATTGTCACCTCTTGAGGTGCAGTAATTCCAGATGAAAGACCTGTACTAAGAGTTAAAGTAGCACCATTAGTGAATACTTTATTATTTGCAGGGTCTCTTGCAATTATTGCACTGTTTGGAGTTCCAGTATTTGCATCACGAAGTTCAAATCCAACGTAATAATCATCTTCTCTTAATGCAATATTTGGATTTAAATCAATTTCAAGGAAATTAGCACCCTTAGAAGCATAAGTACCAATCGCCTCATATGTTGTAGTTGATGTATTATATGTGTAAATTACTGTAGTGCCAGCAGTTTGAGTTCCTGCCATTTGGGCAGAAGTATAAAATCTGGTTCTTACATTAGTAATTGTGGTTCCACCTGCAACACCACTACCAGTAATTGTAGAAGTCTCAACGACACCAGTTGGGTTATCAATTCTGATAGATGTTGCTGTAGAAGAAGCATTATCAAGAACCATCTTGGTGGTTACTGCATCACCAAGAGTGAAGATTGGGTCATTTACAGAAATTTCTGTAGAATTTACAGTGGTTGTAGTACCATTAACTGTTAAGTTACCTCTGATTAAAACTTCACCAGCACTATCTCCACCAGTTGGGAATGGGTCAAGAATTAATTGAGTGGCTCCAACAGTATCACTAGAAATTACGTTACCTTGAATATTAACGTTACCAAAATCATGTAGAGTTGATGCAGAACCATAGTTCATGGTTCCACTTGTAACACCAGTATAGAGATTTACAGTACCAGTTGTTACATCGGAAGTTAGGTTAGTTGTGCCTGCTGCAGTACCTGCAATTTTAAATGTGTTACCTGTTACTGCACCACCAAAAGTCATTGTGGATGCACCTGCAGTAGCAGCAGTTGCAACGTTAACAGTTCTAGCACCAGTTCCAGTAGTAGCAATCGCAACAGTAGTTGCAGCACCAAATAAGTTACCAGTTGTAGCAACTGTATCAAAAACGTTTACAGTCGTTACGCCACTATTGGTACGAATTGTTGCAGTACCAGTAGTTGAATTACCACGAACTTCAAGAATACTGTTACCACCAGTAGTACCGATGTTAACTGTTGATGCAGCACCACCAATATTTGTAGTATTAGCACCACCCGTAGCGATGTTTGTAGTGCCAGTTGTAATACCTGTGAATAGGTTTGCAGTTCCTGTAGTTACGTTTGTTGCAAGAGAAGCAGTACCAGTAGTTCCATTACCACGAATAGTTAATGTGGAGTTTCCTGTGGTAGTACCTACGTTTACCGAACCTGCAGTACCAGCTAGGTTAATTGTAGAAGCACCACCAGTTGCAATGTTTGTAGTACCAGTTGTAACACCAGTATAAAGATTAACAGTACCAGTAGTTACGTCTGATGTGAGGTTGATTGTACCTGATGTAGTACTATTGATTTCAAATGTATTGCCTGTTAC